TTGTATGGGGCGCGATGTGCCCGTGTTGTTGCCTTTTGGGGTGAGAGCCCCCCCTGCCGATATGGCTGCCGCAGTGTATTGCCCGCTTGTTGTGCCGGCAGTAACCAGCGTATCACCAACTTTGTAGATCAGTGAGGTAAGTTTGCTTACTAAATTTGTGCCGTTGCCCGTAACGTAAACCTTTGGAGTTATCACGTTGTTGTCGCTACCAAAGTTGGGCGTAAACACCTTTGTGTCGGGGTTATACATCTGCACCGGATACTTAATATCCATAACAAGTTGAACTTGCTTCGCATCGTTAAGGTCTACAATTGTTACCTGTCCTCTTGCTTTTACTGTTGCCATTGCGTTTTGAATTTAATGTTTATGAAAGTTTTTATTCTATGTTTACTATACAGTCAATTTGTGCCTTCAGGTTCACCTCTTGGGCACTAATGGTTGTTCGGTTGCCAATTGCCTCGTGGCGAGCGTTCCAAGCCGTATCGAAGTCGGTATTGCCCGATTGTATTACCCACGAGAATTGGTTGGGCTGCAACCTGTCTGTAATGTCTTCTTCTCCATGTAGCACAACAGCCACAAGCGCAATCTGCCCCTGTCCGTTGTGTATGACGTTGCCCCCACTTTCTGAATGAATTTGCACCGTGTAGGGCGATGTGCCGTCTTCGCCTTTAGCTGCATACTTTTTCCACTTAGTAGATTGTTCCGTGGGTTCGTCAGTATTATTATCTTCTATAGATAGCCACGTGCCACCGCCATAATACCACTCTTCGTACCTGGCAGCCACCGTGCCTACGGTCCAGTCGCCACGATAAATTACGTTAGGAATACGTTCGCCATCTGCGCTTACCCATTCGAAGCGTTGGCTGTTCATATAAATCTTGTCGCTGGAAAGGTGGAATATAGCGTTACCTTTCGAGAGCGAAAAGTCGTGAATGTTGCGATACACTTCGATAGTACCACCCTCCTCTTTCGAGGTGGTAATCATCGTAACATTCATTCTGTTTCGGTTCAGCGTAGGGTCAATGCCGTTAGCAACGTCCCACAGCGAGTTATGCCCACACAGCACAATGTTGTCGCCAGCCATTGGAGCATCGTTCTCTGTGCTTTTATCCCGATAAGCGTCATCGTCCGTAATAACGATATACGCCTTTTCGGTAGCCGATTTCTGTGCCACCTCCGACACTACGCGCCAGTAATATCTGTTGCTCACGTTCTCGTAAACCCCAGCTTTGATATTGAATGTCTGGCATAGTGCTTGGTCGCCAGGCTCCCAATCGTTAGTGATAGCCTTTTCGCCATCGTCCGTGTGCAAGTAACATTTCCAGCCACCACTAACAGGCACAACCTTTTCTATTACGGCATTTGCACCTGACAGAACGATGTTGCCGCCGATATGCTTATACTCATCAATCTGTAGCGAGCGAAATATAGCCTTGCCAATCACCTCTAAGTAGTCAATCTGTCCGTGCGCCCTGCCATAGCTATCTAACCATACCTTGAAACCATTCAGTCCTTGTGCAAAGCCTATGGTCTGGAGACTGTCTCCAAACGTAATGCCCTTTAAGAACGTTATTAACTCTTTCGCCGTGTCGGCTTTTAGCTTCGAAAGGAAACGATCGTCTACTGGCTCTTCTAAATCACGCGCTTTATCAGCATAGCCAGCCTTTATCTTGTTTCCATTCTCCAGCAGATAGCCGTTCAGCAGCGAAAGACTTTGCAGCAGCGAGTAGTTTGTATGGGTGTGCCCTACGCCACCGTTAGCAGAGTAGCTTTTCTCAAGCACTTCTACAATAAAGTCAATAATGGCAGCTATCGTGGTAACGTTCCATTCATCGGCATACGGATTCTGAACAGGAAAGAGTGCCCCACCACTCAGATTGAGCCTTTGGAACTCAACCAAGCGTGGGGCGATGGTAAAAGAACCCAATTCGGGAACTTTTATATCCATCATCTTTGCCGGTACTGCACTTCTGCGAAGATTGAGATACGGACGTGCATCGGCATACTTAAAAGTAAAATTAAAGTTAGAAGGCAGCTCCTTTGCTTCGTACGAAGCCTCGCTGTCGGTAACTACTATCCTGCGTATATAGTTGTCGATATAGACATATTTCCCGAGAGAGGGGAAGAAGTCGAGCAGCCATCGGCGTTCCTCCTTGTTAAGATGACCAGTATTCTTCTTATATTCGCGCGCAGTATCTACACGATATTCTTCCGCATCGTTTTCAATCTCGGCAATGTTGTGCGTGTGCTTTGCCGTAAACGTTGTGTCGCCATACGCACGAAAGGTATCAATACCACCGAGCGAGTTCTCAAACAACACCCATTGCTCCTCCTCGCTCCTGATGTCCGAAGCATAGTAGCGTTGAATATACGTCAGACGCTTACCTTCGGTATCTTCTACCCACACATCGTAATACAGTGGGAGAAAGCCGAACAACTTCGCCATAATGGCATATTGTACAGGTATTGTTTGCGCTTTATCTTTCTGCAGGTTTGCGATTATTTTCTCATCGCCTTTCACAACTCCCACAAGACGTTCCTCATGATAGCCCACGCACTTTACAAAGCCTTCTGTCAGCGCATAGTAAGTTAAGAATTCGGGGGTATTGTAGGTAACAGGCTTCACGGTGGGCTGCCACGTAAGGAAGTTGCCTTTCAGGAAGTTCTCCGCCGAATCAGCCAATCGGTCCACTCCTGCACGGATAGCCGTAAAGGTAAATGCCTTTGTCTTTTCTCCTTCATAGCGTATTGTAACCTTAAATTCGCGTGCGATATGGTTCTGCAAGTATGCGCTCTCAATATCCTGAAGCTCGAAATATAGCAATGGTGCTATAACATCTTCAAGGTTAATTTCAATTCTGTTGTGAGAATCTGGAGTATAAGTGTGCTGCACTATCGGTGCATTGTTTTCAGCGTAGCTTAAAATAAATATTATCTCTTGCTCGCTGGAGAGAACTATTCTCTTCATTGAGCCTACAAGGCTTATATTGTCGGGCTTTATAATTATATCCATAGTAAGCAATATATTTATCGCAAAAGTAACAAAACATCACATAGTGGTAAAGGACAACTTACCAAACGTCTGTAGCGTCCTTTTCCACACATTCCAGCCATACGTCTGTACGCGAGTACTTGTATTTAGCACTACGCCAAAACGACTTATGGCGTACCTTTTGCGAACGATAAGAACTCTGTTTCATAAATTCCACGCCTAAGTACTCTTTAGAAGCCATAGGTGGATACATTGTTATAAAAGCCCTATCTTTATCAGGACCTGAATTATCGTAAACCGACCCTGAAACTTCTACGATACGCGACCTACCTACCCATTTGTATTTTGTGTTCATGGCAGGAAAGAAGCTATCAATACTGGGAGCTACAACTACGGGATCCATGAGCGATATCGTCTTCAATTCAGACTCCATAGGCTCATTCTTTCCTCCTAAAACGAACTTTAGCTTGTTAAAGAAAAAAGCTACACCTCTAATAAGAACCTTACTATATGCAGGGAGATTCTGTTTCTGCGACTGAGAAAGCAAGAGTTTCACCTTCAGGTCGTGTAAAGAATTACGCAACAATAAATCGTAATCCTTATAAAAGCGTGCAAACACACCTTCATCTCCATTGTAATATAGAGCGTAGTCGAACAATTTGTTTGCCTTCTTCCAGTCGGGAGACGATATGTCGTATGGAGAAATAGTTCCCACTGTACGACCATTAACAAAAGCCGAAAAGGCTAACATAGTCTTCTCCTTATCAGCATGTTCTGTATCGCTATCTTTATCGTCTCCAGCAATAACCATTTTCGAGTTAAGAGATTTATATTTACCCACGAATAGGTAGTGCCCTATATCGTAATCTTTCTTTAGGTCTTTAAAATCAACCTTATATTGCAAAGCCCTAAACTCTGGTATAAGTTCAGGAACTTTCACCTCTTTCGGTTCCAATTGTTCTCCAGTGTTGTAATCTTGCGACCCTTCGCCTATCTTTGTAATTAAGCGGAAGTCTCCTGAAAAACCAATCTTGTAGAAAGCACCATCTCTCTGGTCGAAATAAGCAGCAGGGTTAGACTTAGCCATATTGTTAAAGTCTTCGTATGATTCTGTTGTTTCGCTTCCAAGTTTATCCTCTGGAGTAAGCGTTATGCGCTGGTAATCCTTTTCTGTTTTGTATGCAATGGTAGGTTCTTCTGTCATATTATGGGTAAGATCGGTTGTTGGCGTGCTTGCCATAACATCACGCAAGAAAATAACATCAGCAGTACCTTTACCTTCGTTAGCCGTGAACTCGCAACAAAACTTCTTGCGAAACACAGCAATAAACTCCGAGCAAGTTATATTAGGAACAAGATCGGCAAGACGTATCTTACCCTTTACAATGGTATCCATAACATTGTTAAGTACCACCATCTTATCGAATGGATCCGTTTCGGTAAAGAAGTTTGGCAACAACTTGTAACCGAAATAGGCAAACACTCGTTGAAGAAGATAGTTGGCACGAATAAAAGGCGTAATATAATAGCCTTCGTTCAGGCTAATAGAAACGTTTTCTACATACTCTATTCTCTTTGTAGCGTTGTAGAAGTCAGAGTCTGGTGTAGTCAAATCGGGGTTAAAAACATTCACTATAGGTATTTCCAGTGCTGTTGGTATACCAGGAATATGTTCGATGACTTTCTCAACAGTCTCGTCTTTACCAAAAGCATTGAGAATTTTATAATTAAAACCTGTAGATTGCCCCGAGTCGTCCTCTACCAATAAAGGAAAGATAGAGAACTTATCGTCCTTATTATTGCGCAATCCACGGCAAAACGCTATAGCTTGCTGTACTGTAGACACTCCAGGAACGCATTCATCTTTGAAAATATCCTTTAGTTTTACATCTTTTATCTTAGAATAGAAAGAACCATCGTTAAGATAAAATGATGTAGATATTTTTCCTTTATGTGTCGCATTTAGCACCACCTGCCGACATTGAGCAAAGAACTCACCGTCCTGTATGGTTACATCGATAGGACGTATTTTCTGCATACCTCCAAATGTTTCAGGAAACGCAAGCATTCTGCGATTACGTGGCGAGGTAGGCAAATCAAGCGGAACGGTACTCTCGCCATAATCATTGAAGAATGGATTCGTGCGTTCTACTTCTATTTTTGTATCGGGCGAAAGATTGTAGTCTTCGCCCATAGAAAGATTTGTTATTTTCATATCTGCATGGATTTATTTTGACGCAATGCGTCGTACTTGATTACGAAGTTTCTGTTGCGCATCAAAATCATCGAGCGCAACATAAGAACGAATGCCATTATTGCGGAGTTCTTTCAATGTCTCCAATAACTCCTTATTATATTCATCTCTATGGGTAATTGCTGTAGGCATTGGTTGTGGTGTTGGTGCAGATGGAGCGATATATCCACCTGCAGCACGTCCTTGCGCCTGGTGCAAGAGAAACTTATTCATATCCAATGTGCGGATATTACCTGCACGTTGTGCTTGGTCGATAATATTCAGGAATGGAGCCACTGTCGGGTTCTCTACAGCAGCGTTGGAAGCTACCCACTCACGGCTACGTCCATATCCGCCCTCGCCAACAATAACCGTTGGTTTATCTATGAATCCACGGCGATAAGGGTCGTAGTCAGCATGGAAGCGTTTGCCGTCCTGCTCACGCTCGACATCAATGCTTCCACCGCTTTCGAGACCCGTAACGACACGAGTTCCTGAAGCTGAAGATGCACCTCCAGCACCATTGAGCGACATACGTTTTACTTTCTGACGTTCTGCATTGGCTGCAGCGAGTTGGGCAACGCCAGTCACACCCATCAAGGCAGCAGTAATAGAGCCAGCGATTGGACCAAGGTCTGCATAAGCCTTCATAATTGAGGTTGCGGTGTCAGCTATAATCTGAGAGGCTTTAATTGCGAAATTAACATCAGCATACTTCTTTTGTATCTTTAGTTTTTCATCCGCTTTCTTCTTTTCAAGTTCTGTGGTATCTTTGCCTGCTTTCTTAGCAGCTTCAATCTCCGCATCATACTTCGCATCGACGTTTGCTTCTTCTGCTTGCTGTAGTGCCTGAACTGCTCCACCAGCAAGATTGCTGTAATAGTCGAAAGCCTCCTTCATCTTGGCGATCTTCATATTCTTCACTGCCTTTTCATACTCTTCTTCAGATATCTCTTTGTTCTGAAGGAGCATCTTCAGCTGTTCCAGTTCTGCATTATAAAGTTCCTGCTGTGAGACAAGACCATACTGCTGACGTATCTGAAGGCGGTGTTCTTCTGCCTGCTGATCAAGAAGGGTAAGAGCCTGCTGACGATCCTGTTCATTGAGTAGAGTGTCATTCTCTATCTTCTTGCGACGTGCGGCATACTGGTCTTCGAATGTGTCAAGCCCATACTCCTGTCGTGCTTGTGCCTTTTGCTCCTCTGCTTTCTTTGCATAATCCACAATGATAGCAGCCTTAGCAGCTTCGTAATACTCAGTAACTTCTTTCTCACGCTCGCCATTATCCTTTGCTCGCTGCAAGGAAGCCTGGTAATATCCATCCAAGAGGAGCAGCTTTGCATCACATTCTTCTTTAAGCGTCTGTGGTTTAGCAGGTGCGGACTCCTGAATCTTCTCAAGAGATTCGTAGTATTCTTTTTCAGCTTCGATATAAGCAGTATTCGCTGCCTGCTGCTGGTCAGCGACAGCCTTAGCTTGACCTTCCTGCAATGCTTTCTTTTTTGCAGCATCTTTTATTACCAGGTTATTAGCTTTTTCCTGGTATGACTTCTCAATAGCGAGGAGGTTGTTTTGGTGTTGAATGTTGAGTGCCGATATGTAGGCGTTGTATTCTTCTTGCTTTATTTTCTTCATTGCCAAAGCTTCGTTCAGTGCATTCAAGTCTTCTTGATAAGCATTTTTTGTCTCTTCTATGTCTTCGGCTCTGTTATTGTTAAAGGCATTTATAGGTTTATCGTCAGGGTCGGTTTTCGTTGGAGTAATTTTAGTAGAGTGGCTGCCCCCACCTTTAGAAGGAGTGGTAACGGCGTTAGGGTTGTGGTTTAAGTCTTTAGGCGTAAACTTCTGTCCTACACCTCCGTTGTCATGTATAATTTTCTCTAAGAATTCGTTTTGTTTTGTATATTGGTCAATGCGGTCTTGCGCTCGTTTGACACGGTCGTCAAACATATTGTTCATTTGTTGGTCCTGCATGATGAGTTTGGCAGTTTCTTCATTAATCTCACGCAACACTTTTCCAGCTTTGTTTACTACAACGTAATAGGTTTTTGCCATTGAATTGGCTCCTGCCTTTACAAACTCGTGACGTGCCTCTACTCTTTCTCCTTCGTTAAGGTTTACGCCTCGTCCTCCAGCTGCCCCTCTTACGTTTCTTCCTTTTTGGCGTGCATCGTTGAGAGTATCCATGTCGTTTAGGATTTTTATTTCGTTGGTTTTCATCTTTTCGTATGCAGCTTCGGCTTTTGCTGCTCGACGCAAATTGCGTATGTAGGTATCAATGGCTGCTGTGTTTTCGTTGAACAATCGCCCTTCTTTTGTTATCGATGCGTGATAGGAAGGGACAATAGATTGCATTTGCTGTATGGCTTTCTTTCTTTCTGCATACGATTTAGAAGTGTCGTGTATGGTGCTTTGCAGCATTTTTATTTTGGTTATTTCTGATGCTGTAGATTCGTTTACTTGTTTTTCTATATCTTTATTTTGTTTCTTTATTTCGGCAGCTACTTTTGCGTGTGCAAGATTGAAATCGACCAATGCTTTTTGTGCTTCGGTTGTTTTATTCATGTAAGCATAAAAGGCTACGCCTGCAGCCACAAGGGCAGTAACGAGTAAGAGTATAACGTTCGATTTGCAAGCTATGTTGAACAGTCGCATTTGGGCTGTTGCTCTGACAGTGTTGCCAGTCATGGTGTTTATGGCTGCTGCTACAAGGAGGTAAATTCCTTTGAGTGTATTTGTCGTTGCCGTCCACCCAGCCATTACGACTTTCGCGAGGGTTGTTTGTGCTATCCATGTGCGGAAGGCTGTGTTAAGGACTGTCATACTTATGGTAAGGGCGGTAAGGGCGAAGCCAAGAGCAATCGATGCGTTGCGGTGTTGAAAGAGCCAAACGATACAGCCCATGATGCTTAGCTTCATGGTGTCGAAAGTGTTTGAAATCTTTTCTTTAAGTGGCAAAAGTGCTTGTCCTAACTCTAATTGTCGGTTATGGAGTTCGGCTGTTTTTTGTGCAGCACGGTCGGCAGCTGATATATAGGTTTCACCTGCCTGTGCAAGATTGTTCTCAACGATGCTTGCCACAGCTTTCATGAAGTCACCCGTTTCTTTTGTCTTTGCGCTGATTTCGGCTGCTGACAGACCGAGGTTATCGAGGATTTGTGGCGATTTTCGTCCGAGACCTGTAACGATATCATCAGTCATCTGCTGAACAGAAACATCTAATTGTTGTGCTTTGAGTTGTGCAAAGGATAGATATTTACCGAGGTCTTCGAGTGGTATACCAAAGTCGCGTGCCTTTATGGCAGCTTTCATAAGTTCTATATCGTCTACTGTGTTTTTGGTTGCCTTGCGTAAGGTTTGTAAGAGGTTAGGATTGTCTAACTTTTGGAAGGCATGGATGACACCGTCAGCGGTCTCTGCCATACTGATGCCTTCAGCAGCAAACTCCTTTACCTTTTGGAGAGCCTTTCCTGCCAGTTCTGCAAAACGGATAAATAATTCACCACGGAAGAAAGACATGGTTTGTGGGTTATTGTATTTTTCAACAAAGCTCTTTGAAGCATCAGAAAGTTCACCCATACGTTCTCTAACATCAGAGAGTCGGCTGGATAGCTTTTTCCAATCTTCTGGATTAATAGTTTTAGACGTGTTGTCAAGCTGTCGTTGAAGACTACGTGCTTGTTGACGTAGTTGTACCATAGTGAGGGCGTTGAGGTCAAGTGCTTTTGTCTCAGCAGCGATTTGCTGTTTAAGGTTTCGAATCTGCGTGACATTTCTTCCATACTCCTCGCGTCGTTGTTTCCACGAATCAGTATTCTTTTTCCCTGCAAGTTCGAGAGATTCCATTTGACGTTGGAGGGACTTGTTGCGCTCTCCAAGATTATCAATTTCCTTAGAGAACTTGCGAATATTCTGCTGTGCCTTGTCTGCCTTAGCATTTACAACGAGTGTAACTTCGTCTTCAGATAAATGTTTTGCCATAAATAAAATTGTCTGTTATTACCTTTTGCAAACAAAGGTAATAACAGACAATAAAGCTGGAAAGGACAAAACTATTTGTCTATCTGCTGAAAGCAAAGAGAAAAACAGGGATTCCTACGAGGGGAGTAAAGAGCATGCAACAACCAATGTAAATAAGGCAAGCTCTCCAGCACCAATCGTCAGCCTTTATAAAGAAAGGCATTGTTATCAACGTTATGATTATTTCGAGAAATATCCACATAGTTTTTGTTTTTAGTTCCTGCGACAAAGATAAGCAATATCCTTGAAACGAGCAAGTAACAGTTTTGTTATTTTTTTTCTATTGCATGGGACAATTGATTATGCAGAGAATTGCGAACCTCGTCGGTAAACCCATAGCGTAGCTCTGGGAATACGTGTTTGTAAAGAATAGGCCATACAAGTTTATTATAAAGATTAGACTTTCCTTGTGCTCTTTTCCCTTTAGGTTTTCGATATTGAATATCAAGAAAACGAAGGTGCAAAGGAATAAACAAACGTAATTCATACGAACCATCAGAGATTTGCTTTGAAGAAGCTCCGCTTTGAGCAAAGCGTTGAAGTTCACCTGAACGTACCTGAAAGACAGAGACGGCTGGCCTCCATGCTGCATAGAGACGATTGACTGCATCTGTCATTGTGTTATGAACGAATTTCTTTCGTATAAGGCTTTCTGTAATCATAAAGCAAAGATAGTTGGTTTATTAAAGAGTTTAAAGGACGAGGAACAGCACGCTTCACAGCATACTGCCCTCTTTATTTGAAAATGTAAAAAAATTATTTTTCACGAAACATCCATTTGAATTCCAACCCTTGTGATCCACGGCGGTTGCAGAAGTCGAAGCCTGCATTGCGGAGAGCAGAGAACACCTCTGTTGGCGCAACTTTTGCCGATGGGTCGATTTCCCTGATGGCATCTACCACTTCGGCAGTAGAAAAGAAATGAGTAGCATCGGCTGGCGTTGGGGCAGGGGCGTAAGTCTTCTGCAATGCAGCTATATAGATACTGATGTTGGTTATTGGTTGTTCGGTGTTATTTTCTTTATTGCTCATATATTGAAAAATTTAAATTAAAAATTCAGTCCATCTACTTCCTCTGGGCTTTCAGGGCAGAGGGCATTGAGTGTTTGCAAATCGTTTTTTAGGGCACGGATACTTTGCAGCATTTTGAACGTGCCTGGACGAGGTTCTCCTGTAGCTTCGACAAAGGTGCCGTTGCAGTCGGAGAAAATTTTATTTTCGATATCTTCCAATGTGGCAAGATATCCGAGGAAAAATCCACCGCCCACCATTTCGTTAAGGGCTGCAATGGTATCTTGGCTGACGTATGTCAGGGTTTGGTTCATTGGTCTGCTCATTTTTTGCCTCCTTCCTTATCTGACTTGTTTACACGATGAACAAGATAACCTGCACATAATACAGATATTAGTGCGGTTGTGGGGTGTTGTTCCACACATACTGCAGTGAAGCCCATGCACAAAGTTACAAGATTGATGCGAAGTGCCAAACGACGAGTTACTGTAAACTCGCAAATTCGGCTGTAAAACTCACTCTTTGTGTCGAGCCAAAGGTTAATAGACTGGATTTTGCGCTGTATCGTAGCACGTACGTCGATAGGCTGCTGTTTCTCGGCAGGGTTATCGAAATGAATTGTTTGTTGCATATAGCACGATGTTTGACTGTTGCCTGAATCCGTCAGGTGCGGAAACAGAAAAAGCGGATGCTCTTCCTGTCGTCAAACATCGTGTCTTACACTAACAAGGGCTAATTCACTGGAAGGCATCCGCCATATCTTCGTTGCAGTAGTCTGCAAGTATGGGCATAAAAATAAACCCATCGAAATTTAATAAGTTCGGGGCTTGAATTTCTCCTTGCCCTTATTTGTGTATTACTACACGACGTTTGACAGTTGCAAAGATAAGGAGTATTTTTGTAACCGCCAAAAGAAAACGCAATTATTTTTGCGTGGCGCAAAAATTACCATTCGTCTTTTGTTTCTACTTCACGTTTATCTACAAAGCCCTTTAGGCTGGCAACTAAGTCTGAGAAAGCTTTCTTACAGACAGGGAGAGCTCTCTTATGAAAAGCCTTGTAATTCATTCTAAATGAAGATTTCTCGAAATTTCCTCCTAACGACTTCAAATCATCAGGGAGAGAGTCGAGAACGACTCCCATTTTATTATCATACATTACTTTCTTAGTTGGTTCGTGAAAAAAGTGGCTCAATGTGAGTTTAAGGCGTCCCTCACGAAATTGCAAATCAATTGTATAACCAATATATCCAGACATACCAGTGTAAGCAAGGTTGTTAATCTCAAGTTTAGTCATACCCTTACCCGTTAACTCCTTACCAGGATTATCGTCTCTCATCACATCCTTAGAGTCTACATAGGTACGAGCAAACCAATTTTTGGAAATTTCGTAAAGTTGTTGAGCTGTTAATCCGTCAGCTTTTATAACTTCTGATAACTCCAATGGTTTCTGTGCGAAACACGTCATAGTGCTTACAAGAAGCATTAGTGTGAATAGTACTTTTTTCATAAGATTTATTTTTTGATATTAAAATTAGATTAGTCCAAATCTTTTTAGTTCCAAAGGTACAGCATTTGGATAGCTGCACACAGTGCTACGGATTAACTCAAAATCGGTTGTATTGATACAGCCTAACTTTTCGCCTTTCATCAAATGCGTTGAAGTGGCTATAAATATTTTAGTACAATTCAAAAACGAGTCGTGCGAAAGGAAAGGATAATCCTTAGCCGATATTGGCATGTGATAGTCTTTGATAGAGATAGGGAGATTTTGATTTATTTTAGAATTAAAGACAATGCCTCCATAAACATTGCCTTGTTCATCAAAGCCTAATACTACAAAGAATTTATTGCGTGTGTCGTATCCGTTTTTAGGTGTTATGCCATCTGCTTTTGACAACTCTATTTTGTAGACATCGCCCAATTGAACATTATCGCTCACAACTTCATCAATAAGTGTCTGAGGTATATCCATTATGATAAAGCCTTTTGAATGAATTCTTGTTCGTTAATGTAGTCTACAAAGCCGTCATTTGCTCCACCAGCTTTAGCAATGTCGCTAACACTCATAATACAACAGTTACTTGTGGCATGCCATGCGCTATCGTGCGATTTATCTACCAATTCGCCAAAAGAGAGACCTTTATTCTCTGCAATAGATTCTTTAAGGCTTTCTATATCGGCAGGGGAGAGATAATCCATATTTGGATCTCTTTTAGGCAAAAGCGTGTTAGAGGCATCTTTGCCAGCAAACTCAATAGCCTCTGTAAAAAGTGGAATTAATTCTTTCGCATAACACTCATTGTTACAAACAGCACTATAAAGTTTTGTTGGGACTGGTCCGTAATCCATCGCTACAAAATCATCTGCAACGATACGACTTCCCCATTTGCATAAATGTTTCTGTTGTGCGAAATATAAGATTTTGAAAACGTGATAATAATCCAGCCCTTTGGTAGCATTGATAATATACAATACCACTTCTATTAGTTTCTCTTTATCAAATTGTGTCATAATAGAAAATATATTCCATTCCTCTAATTTAAGGATATGGATAACTTTTATTTTAATATATAAAACAAATTCTTAACACTGCAAAGGTATAATGTAGAATTTAATACACCAAATATTTTTGTATTTATCTTTGCGTTACGCAATATTTTCAACGTAACGTGTGTAAAAAATCCCTCGCAGATACGAGGGATTGAGTGTGTCCATACGTCTGGTGGTATTTATTACAATTCGATATTTTTTTACAGAGACAATTAAAACCTTCATTTCTCTTTGCTTTGAGAATAATACCCTTCCTTTGTTCTTTCGCAGACCCATTCAGCAACATTCTTTGGCTGTTCTTTTCTTATTATATCATAGAGTTCCTGGTCAAGACCAACTGAAATTTTTTTTACTATTTCCCTCGTTTTAAACCGGGGAACACGAGCTTCATCAAGAAAAACATAAATAGTTTGTTCTGAGCGCACACCTGTCAGCTTCATTATTTGCTTGATAGTATACTTTTGAAGTCTATAAAGGCGTATCACCTCTTTTTTTTGTTGTTCTGTTATAGAATTTCTCATTTCTCTTTATTTTCTCTTATCATTTTTATTAAGAATTCGGAAGCCTTATGCAAAGAAGTTGCGAGCTTCTTTTTATCTGTTATCTTTCCGCCTTCTATCTCCAAACGCCAACGGGGAAAGTTACGTCGGTATAGATACAGGTGCTTATCGTCCTCCGAATATTGGAAGCCGTAAACATTTCTAAACATCTTATCCCCGTGATGCCTTGCGCCCCACTTTCCAAGCTCGCTCATAATACGAGCTAAATCAGTAGGCGATAAATGCGGTGCATCTTCAAGCATGGTAACTTTTTGCGTTTCATTGAAACGCCCGTCTTCAAAAACTACTACCACACCATTTTCGGTATCGGTCAGTACCCAACCATCAGGCTGGGCACTGCTTTGTTGTATAACGTATTTACCCATATATGTATATAAAAAGCCGTGAATAATAAGTCAGCAAATAATGTATCAATTTATCTGTTTCTTAGATACAACAATGGGGGCTTGTCAGCCCCCGTTGGTTGTTTACTTATTTACTTCGTAGTTTTCAATTTCCACCCACTCAAATTCAGGATATTCTTTTTTGTTTTCTTTGATGATAATTTGAGCAGCTTTACCTTTAGCTTCTTTTTCGAGCCAACCCTTAAGGGTTTCAAAGTCATTCCAAGAAAGAGAAAGAGTATCTCCGCTACCGCTAATACCTGCTTGGTAGATTGTTCCGCGGAATTTATTCTTTGGGCTGTTGATTGAATTTGTTGTTGTCATAACTTTTTTACAGTTTTTTCGGTGTGTCTCACCGTTCTAAATTGTTATTTGTTGTTTATTTTATTATTACAATGCAAAGATAACACTTTATTTTTAATTATCAAAACAAAAGATGCTTTATTGTGATAGCTATAATGTTAAAGTATCTAAATGGTGGTATGTGTATAAAAAAGCCGTAACAGTACAAGAACTGCTACGGCTACAAAGAACGAGCTGGAGAGGGGTTATTCTACGGATACGAAGCCGTGGGAAATAAGGTCGGCAAGGAATGCTTTGGGGCTGTCGGTACTGACAAGATAGCCTTCGAGTTCCTGAAGGCGGAGGGCGAAGCGTTGCATGTATTCCGCATCTGTACCCTCGCTGTCGAAACGGCTGCCTGCGTGAAGCTGGCGGAGGAACTCCTCGGGGCTGTATGCTACAATTTTGTGGTTGTCTCCTTTAATGCGGTAGATTTTGATTTTTGGTGCATCTACTCGGTGATGTTCGGGGACTAAATTATGAGGAAGTCGGCTTTGTTGCTTTGCTTCGTTCATAATAGTACCAAAGAGATCTTTTGGTGAGATGGTCGGCTTTTGCTGACCATCTCTTGTTTCTATCTTAATTTTTCTCATACTGCTAATTTCTTTGTTCTTATCTTTAGGTAAAGTTTTTCGCTTTCGGTAAGGAAGGGTATGTTCTGAAGGGTTGTGCCTGCCTGCACCTGTCCTTGCTTTGCAAAGGTAATCATTTTTGCGAGAAAATGTATCCAGGCAGACATTTTTGTGAAGTTGGTGGAACCTCCGTGCTGGCGAAACTCAACCGTGCGGTGGCGTGCGTAAGCTTCGAGGTTTACCTTGTGGTAGCGGTTGTGAGAGAAAGCTGCTCGAAGGTCGCTAATATTAGAAGCTCGGTTGATTTTTACCTCTGAAATGGTGGTAAGAGTCTTGCAGTAATGGTTGTTGCGTCGGCTGCGTGGCATAAAGTTGTCGATAACACCTTCAAGGCGTTTGTAAGTAAGAATGAGGTTCTTCCAAGTTGCGAGGTCGAATTCTGCAGCGTCCATGTGTACGTGAAGTCCGCAGGTGTCGTTTACTTTGGCGTTGCAGAGGTCGAGCACCCAGCAAACTTTCTCAAGTTCCTCAAGTCCCTGTTCTCCGTGGAGGATTGGGCTTACGAGTTCGAATGTGTTGTTTCCTGAAAGGCTGCTGTCTGTAACCAGTTTCCAATGGTCGGTGTGATCGGTGTGGTTGTAGCCTTCTACCTGTACGTTTATTCCTGCTGCGGTAAGCTCGCGTGCCAGGCGTTCGCGTGTGCAGTTGTAGGCTTCTATTTCTATGCCGAAATTGCGGTTGAAAGCGTAGTCGATTGCTGGGGCGATGGTTGCTGCTGTTTGTGCTGCTGTGTTGGTTAAGCCCTGCATCATTCGCTTGTAGACGTTCTGCACAAATCCGTAGTTTCCGTTTGCCACGAGGTCGGCAACCTGTCGGCGTGTTAGTCCGAGTGCGAGAAGTTTCTGTATCTTGGAAGTCTTTGTTCCGTTTTCGTTTAGAATGCTTTGAATTTGCTCGTTCATAATCTTTGTTTTTATTTGTTCTTTATTGTACTGCTAAGGTAACACTATAAGTGGGAACACGCAAGTACTACAGCCTTTATAACCAGTGGTTTAGCTTTGTTTATCTTGTGCTAAAACGTGATATAAAGAGCCACCACGATTTACGTGATGGCTCAGCGAAACAACCTAAAAACTAAAGAAACGTGAGAAGAAGATTTACTTTGTGAATTGGTAGAATTTTCCGTATGTTAGCCGGGTGTGTGGGTTGCGTGATATGATGTCCATTTTTACTTGCTTACAGCCGTAGCGAAAGAAGAGGAAGCGTTTGGGCACTCGGTGGACCATTATATCAAGCGTATCGGTGGCTGTTATTGTGCCTTGGAATAGCGAGTCGGACACGCATCCTGTTATGGTTAGCCATGGGTCGGTCCAGTTGAAGCATTTTAGTGTGTCGGGTATGTATTGTGTTATTGTGTCGTGAAATGCTTGTAGTGTGGCTATTGGTTGTTTTATGATGGGTGCTACTATGTTTGCCGACATGGTTGTTCCGGCTGATGATGCTATGGATATTCTACTTGCTTTTATGCCTACTTGTTTTGCTATTTTTGCAAGGGTGTCGCCACTTTTTTTGAATTCTGTTGGTGTGAGGGTTACTGCTGGTGCTGACAGGTGGCTGTTGCCTGTGGCTGTTTGTGTTATTTCTACTTTGCCGTTGTGTAGCATTATGTTTTGGTTTTCTTCGAGGCGGTCGCGGTCGGCTTTCATCTTGTTGTATAGATGAACGGATACTGATAGGCTGCCTACGAGTGCTACTATTATGCCTATGAGGATATAGGTGAGTGGTATTTTTTGTATCATAGTTCTGTTTTATTTTTTTACGTATTCGCCGTTGTCGTTGAAGTCTTTCAGCCGTTTGATAAATGAAGTGGGTAGGATGGGGTATATTGCCTGCATATTTTCTATGCACGAGAAGCATTCTCTTACGAGCATGAAGACGCAGAGGTAGGTGCTTATCCATTGTGTTGCTCCTACTATGGAGCCTTGCACGGTGGTGTTTGCTAACACGTTGGATAGTATTAGTAGGCAGATGTATATGCCTATTTTTTTGCCGAACTTGGAGAAGAAGCTTCCGCTTGATGCGTCTTTGTGCAGCAGGTGTTTCCATACTCCGAGTAAGGTGTCGAGGGTTACGGCTATTGCTATCCATTTTGCAAAATCCCAGTCTTGATAGAAGTACCGGGAGATGTCTGCCACGATAGATAGGGGCAGGGAGACGATTGATATCATTGGTATTCTTTTCATTATGTGAGCTTTTTGATTTCTGTATGCAAAATTACTTTATTAGGTGTTTTTTGCAAAGGACTTATATTGTTGGTGTATTTGTAGGGTGTCGGGGGCTACGCACGATAGCATTAGTGTCCAGCCAACGGAGTGTAGTTCTGTGGCTACGAAGGGTACGTATTCGGCTCGGGCGAGTTCGCCTCGCGATAGCCATTCTATGTTTCCTTTGTCGGCATCGGCGAGCATGGCTGCGTGTACTTTTGATAGTAATGCCAGTGTTTTGTCGGAGGCGAGCATGTGTTCGGCTGCGTCGCTTCGGTTGGGCATTTTGAAGGCTACGGTTACGGCTAAGCGTTGGGTTAGTTCGTAGGTGTTGTGGTTGTTGGCTGTCATTGACATTTCGCCATAGTCTACGAAGAGGAACGAGCCTATGCATTTGTCGATGCGTGCCTGCAACTCCTCGAACGATTGTCCGTATACGTAGTTGTCTATTTCGGGTACGCGCGACGTTTGGGGAAGTTGGCTTAGTTCTGCCACGAGTGTGTTGTAGCTTTCGAAGCGGCTTGTACCGTTGGTAAACATGGCGAGTATGCCGTTTCGCGATGGGTATTGTGCGAAGTATAGGAATTGTTCTTTTATCATTGTTGGTTTGCTTTAGGGGTTTGATGTTTTTATATCTATGGATGTACGGGCGTAGATCTATGGATATACGAGTGTAGATCCATAGATAGAGGGGTGGGGCTTAGCTGTCTACTATTTCGTTTATTATGCTGACGGGTAGCCCTACCTCGTTGCTTATTTTTACTTTATCCCAGCCGAAGCCTTTCATATCGCGTACGGCATCGATGGTTTTCTTGCGCAGCACCTTCAGGTAGGTAAGTAGGTTCATTTGTTCTATCTGTCGCGAATCGCCAAGTCCGTCTTTCGATAGGTCGTAGAGTGCGTCTGATGCGTCGGTAGTGATGGGGTGTTCGGGCTTGAGCTTGAATTTGGTGAGCAGCGAGAATGCTGTTTTATTAAACAGATAGTTGTTGAAGGCTTGGAAATTGAACGATATAGCGGTGAGCATCTCGAGTGGCAATGCTTCAAATTCTTTTGCCAGTGCGTGGGCACGTTCGGAGCTGTATTCCTTTTCGGGATAGTAGAGTATGGCTGCTATTAGTGGGAGCGACTTTTCGCCTTGTTCTATTAGCGAGCGTGCTTCGATGTATTGTAGTGCTGTGAGCGAGCATGTAAGTGTGCCATAGTCTTTTTGTATTTTGTAGGCGTGGTAGGTGCGGTTGTTTATGCTTATGGTGGGTATAAGCTGGGCGCAGAAACAGAGGTCTACAACGTATTGATACTCTAAACGTCGCAGCACACGAGCAATGGGAATGTTTAATCGGAATGGGTCTACCCTACGGCAAAGCTCGTAAGTTTCCTTGCTCACATTCTCCAGCACTTCGTTGTTATCGGGGTACTGGATAAGGAAAAGGAAGGTGAGCTGTTCGGATATAGCTACAAGGTTTGCCACTTGCTCTTCGGTGCGAAAACGTCGCTTCTGCCATTTCATTATTCTACACAGATGGTTGATGCGCACTTCGCCTGCCGACAGCTTTCCTGCTGCCATTGCCAGTAAGTCGGTAACCAGACTAACGAACTGCTGTTCGGTCATACCTTCCCAGCTGTTGGGTATGCGGTGTATTTCGCCTTTGTAAACGAGTTCTATATCTCTCATGGCAGCATAATTATTTTATCGTCGGGGTTGTTGTATGCTGAATAAGAACTGACGTCGGCAGTGGTGTCGGTAGAGAGCAGCGTGTCTACATTGAGTAGGAGCTGCTCTGCCTCTCGGTCGAGTCGGTCGGCTAATGATAGTGCTGCGACGAGTTCGTCTTTGCCTGAACGCGATGCATGGCTTTCGTCGAAAAGGTTGCGTATGGTAGGAGGGAACTCCAGTATATCGAAACGACGCAGCGACTTGGCGATGGTCTTCTTTGCAAGAGCAAGATATAAGGGCTGCTCTATACGCGAGGCGTTCTCTTCGGTTATTTTATCGAAGTAAACAGCCAGCTGTTCGTCTAAAGTTTCCTTCTGCAGAGGAACAAGTCTGAAGAAGAAGAAATACGACAGGTCTATTGGGAAAATAGTGTCGAAGACTTCTGCTGAGTGAATTTGGCACTTCTCCAGCATCTTGTTGTAAGGCGTATCCTTCCATAGCCGTGCAGGTTCGCCTTCGGTATCGGTAGAGAGCAATGCTATCAGCGTGTCAATAGCATTGTAGTAATTCTCCATATACGAACGGCGCATTGCTTCTATTTCGTACTTGTAAACATCAACATCGTTCTTGCGCCTGGCAATGCTATCGAACACCAGCTGCTGCGCCATCGTAAAGTTGGCGATAGCAGTTCGCAAAGCCTCTTTAAGCTCTGTGTCCTCCTGCAAGTTGAGTATAGCCTTCAACACTGAAGCAGTCAGAATGGTTTCCACACGCTTGCGAGCCGATTCGCCTGAAGGCTGCAAATCCTGCAAGTCGATATTTGTTTCTACGCCTGGTGCATAACTGCTGAAGGTGGCGAGATTATTGAATAGTTCTTGAAGTATTTTCATGCTTGTTGGTTGTTTAATCGGTCCTTAGGTGAAATGTCTTCCTGTCGCTGGGGCACTTCGCGATAGAAGCCAATGCGATAACCCTGTTTATAGAGGTTAGGGAAATTCAGCTTTAAAGCGATGTTGAATGGCTCTGCACAGATTTCATCTTCGGGTGTGAGCGACATTATATAAATGAGATAGTTGTAGTAAGAATCAGAACCCGACTTGCTGATTACACCGTCCTTGCTCACTGCAGATATGGAAGCATCAAGCCCTACTGAAGACAGCAACGCTTCCTCCGTGCGCTTATCGTAGGCAATAAGCGAATCAATATATTCCTTATATTTAAGGTCTATCGTTTCAATCTTCCACTGCTGCTCGTGTCCAGAAGCGTCCATGAAAGATATAGAAGAATAAGCCTTGCCTTGGTTTTCTGCACCGCTGAGATAGTCGCCAATCTTTCGCAGCTCCAATCGCATGTATTCCACCAGCAACGATTCTCGATACTCCGTGCCAATTTCTATACCATTGTATTTTACCAGGTCCTTATCCTTCGATTTGCGCAACTTGTTCTCTTCACAAAGTTTCGTAAGCTGCGAACGCTTGCTAACCACCCATGCGTTAGGTATAACGATGTGGATTTTAGCTGCCAACGAGTTGCGCAAGAACGAATTGATATAAGTAGCCGTACTGTTGCTACCCAATATATAGGGGCGTGCGCCCTGGTGGGTTTCGTTCACACCATAGAACTCGTCCACCGATTTCTCGCGATGGTGCGATACGGCTGCATAAAGATAATTGTCAACTTCCGACAATGCGAACTTAGGATAAATCTTATAGTTACCCAGCCCGTAAGACCAACGCCCCACAGCTATATGGCGAAAGTCGCTGTAACTAATCTGTTCGTAGGCAATATCCTGACGAGTGGTAGCAAGACGGCAGTGCTTGTTCTCTAAAGGCTCTATACCAGCAACAGGCATCATACCTAACCGTTTGCCACGTGCAAAGCGGAACTTGCAGAAGAAGTCTCCAAAGTAATAGAAGTTCTTGATATTGGTCTTGGCAAACTCTTGTGCAGTAGTCTCCATACCTCGCTCCTGCCAAGTGTTCAGCCATTCGTCCCACGCAGGTAGTGCAGTGTACTCACGCTTCATCTTGCCACCTTCCACAGTCTGCATGTAGGCACATGGACCATTACCATACAGCATCTTAATCTCCTTACTATATAAGCGAGGCAGCAGGCGGTTCTGTTTAATCTCTGTCGTTACTTCATCGCAAAGATTATTATTCACACCACGCATACACACCTGATAACCATTAACACTAAGCCACTGGTGTTCGTGAAGGTACGACCTATTCTCCTGTGGAATAAGCATACCAGGAGTGTTGAATAGCTGTTGCCCCTCTCCAATCTGAAAAGAAAGCACATTGCCATCTGCAATATAATTACCAGCATTGCCGTATAACTCTATTCTATCGTTCATAACCAATTTATCTTGTGAAGTTTATATCCATCGTTAGGAAAACCCATGTATCTAATAAGAATACGATAACACATCTTAGGATTGCCGTCTTCGTCCTCGAAGAGGAAATAATTCTCTGCATCAACCGAAAATCTATCCTGTGGTAGCTGTGTTCTATACTTGCAGTGCTTCTTCACCGTCAAAGTGTCTCCAGCCATACCCTGCGACCTCGAATAAGGAAAGAAGCAGAGCGTGAAGTCCCCTTCAGGTAGCTTGCTTATCTCCCTTGCCCACTGCATTGCATTGATGCCGTCTATTTCGATAGGTTTCTCCATTGCCCACTGCATTGCATTGATGCCGTCTATTTCGATAGGTTTCTCCATTACTTGCGAAATTACTTATATTTTGTACAGGAACAAAGGACGACCAACTCCCCTCCTGTCATATTTCCAGCCTTTTCGAGGTCTGCACCGCATTATCAAAAATCAGCGGTGCGTCCTGAATTGCATCGTTTGGTCATTTTGATTTTTCATTTTTAAAATATAATATATTGATTTTCAGAAAAGTAACATTTTTACCTATGTAAATACCCCTCGTTATTGCCTTGTTTTGGACATTTTTTATATTCATTTTTGGACTTTATAGGGGCTTATATCGCTATATTTTCGGGTAAATCGTCCGGATAACTGCTCAATTCCTTTTTAATAAGGTCTGAATAAAGACCATATAAAAGGTAAATCATTGCACTTGGAAGCTGTGTTGTCAGTCCTGGACGACGTTTTAATTCTGTTTTCTTCTCACTTGATTTATCAAGCTCGATTTTGCCGTTCGTTTTCTTCAGTGGACTGATAAGAATTGCACTGCAAAGGTTCTGACATTCATTTTCATCAATACGAACCTTTGGAAGCAAAGGAAGTTTCTCAGCAAAGAGCAACTGGCACAGGCGGAACTGCTGCCAGTGGTAAATAGTAGGTGCGCCATCGTTATAGAGAAAAACAGAAAAACCGTAACTCTCCAAGGCTGCCTTCATAGTCAGCGAGTCGGTCGTTATTTGCTCCAATTCTTCCCTTGTTTTGTTTCCTGCACGGTCAGGGTAGAGGTGTATAACCTTGTTCACTGCGTCGTTGCCAAAGAACGAATACACCTGTTGTGCAAGGTTCTGCTGGTCGTCGGGTATATATGCCCATAATTCCTTAATAATATCGAAGCGACTGCCGTACTCCTTTTTTTGTCCGACGATAAGCGATTGAAAATTACCAGGGTCGTAACCTATGTACAGAGGTTCGCGCTTATCGTAGTGGCGAAGGTAGCGCGCTGTGAGTGTGAAGTGGTCTTTAAGGTTCTGCTTCAATATTTGGTCGTATATGTAACTGTCCTTAAATTGGTGTCGCTCGTGGTCATAGCTTGTAAAGAACTTATTGGTAACCTCCTTATGGCGGATAGCACAGATAGCGGTGAGGAACTCGTCCATGTCGAGGGTATCGAGCTGCGTCTTGAAGAACTTCGGTCCGAGAATATCCTTATTACAGAACGAAGATGCTCGTATATAATAGATGGCATTGCGTCGCATGTCGGCAATGCGTGGTTTCCATCGGGCGATAAAGGCTTTTAGCTTCTGGTCTTCCAAACGTATCTTCTCTATTGTTACAGGGTTCTTGGTGTTGCGCAATTCTTGCTGTAACATGAACTGCTTGTACAGTGTTTGGTTGATGGCAAGCGACACAGAAGCTATCTCCTCGATGAGCCTTGTGTCCATCTTGTTTTCGTAGTCCTCGAACCAATCATCTTCGCCAAGGTCTACACGTGCGGTATCACTCACACCGGTAACACCTTCGTAGTAGGCTGACTTGCGAATTTCGGCAGAACCACCACGAAGTGAAGGAAAGAGTCGCGACTTTAGTTTCTCTCCGCTGTTGTGTTTCATTTCCTCGACAAATGCGTGTACGGCATTTCGACCGGCAACACTCTCGGGCTGATCAGAAGATACCAACTGAAGGTGTGCACCATTGCGAAAGATGACCGAGTGCTTAGCGTAGGCAATAGGGTAGCGTGGTCGACGGAAGTGTGAAGGTAGCTTTGCTTCGCCCACCACATAATCGATGCCATATTCCAACATTGCCCGTTGTTTACCGTTCACGATGACAGGACGTGAGAACGATGCCTGAATGTTAGGCCAGACGTTCGTCATCAGTGCAACATAAGTCTTATGTACAAGGAACGAAAGTTCACCAGGCATATCATTTGTAACACGAATAAGACGAGGAACGATAACGCCCTCCGTCTTACCCGTTGCACGAGCCCACTCTGCATAGAGCATATTCGGGTCGATAATATTCGCTAACAGCTGAACACGATTCATGTAATAGTGCTCAAAGTCGACTGTTGGCTGTTCGTTGTTTTGTGTCGTTAGTTCGTCAGTCATTTGGAATCTCCTCTACTATTTCAGCATCTTGTATGTCAGCATCACGCAGCAGTCGCTTCTTCTCCTTCTGCTCGATAGGCAGCGAATCGATGAGCGTAACATAAAAACCTTGATTGTGTTTCGCTGCAATATCCTTGAGACTCTTCTTCGAGAAGCCAAGTTCCTCGGCTGTGATGCTTGGTGTGATAATGAACGTAACACCAAGGTCTCTATCGGCTTCGGAGATTTCAGAAGCACGACGACGACACTCCAGCGCACGTTCGTAGCACTTGCCTTGTGTCTTATAGTCACCAGCCAAGGCACAGAGCTTAGCAAGGTTCTCAAACTGGTTAGCGTACTGATTCTCCCATATCTTGATAGGCACATTGTTATCAACCTGAAAGTAGTTGATAGCTTCATAGAGTCGAGCCATACAGGTGCGCTGCTCAATCTTGATACCTTGGTTAGCATTGATGCGCTGTTGCAACTTACGAGCCGCACGAGTTATGTTGCGTTCGTGCTCGTATATTTCCATTGCCCACTGCAATTGCTCCAAGAACTTTTGTAGCTCTTGGGGAATAGCATCGCACTTGCCAGTGGCAAAGAATTGCGATATTAAGTCGGGGTGTATCTGTTCGATACGGTCAAGTTGTGTCATACGCCAAACAAGTCTTTGCGCAGCTGCTCCTCCTTTGCCTGCTGAATAATCTCACGCAGTTCCTTCACGGCTTCGGTGCTGCCATCCTTAGCCAGTTCAACGAGCTTGTTAAGGATAGCACGCATATCCTCCGTGACGTTCACGAGCATTGCGATGTCTGCAAGAAGTTTCTGAATATCTGAATCCATAACGCAAAGATAGGAATATAGAGAGAAACGGCAAAAGACAAAGTTTTTCATTAGAGGGAAAGTTAAAAGTATTAAAACTAATACTTTTTATTCCACTTTTATTTGGATAATAGTATTATTATTACTACCTTTGTATTGTCAAACAATAACAATATACAGCAAATGAAAAGGTATAAAGTAAAGGAAGTCATCAAGATGCTCGAAGCCGACGGATGGATACATCTTACAACAAAAGGCGACCATCGACAGTTTAAGCACCCTGATAAGTCTGGAAAGGTAACGATAAGGGGTCACATGAACGAAGATTTGAGTCAATTCTTATTAAACAGTATCTGGAAGCAGGCAGGGTGGAAATAGCCACCCTTCCTTTCCTAAATAAACAAACAATCATCCTAACAACAAGAATTATGGAACAGGTAAGAGTAAATATTGAATGGTACGATCATAATTTTGGTGCAAGCCTTGGCGATAATGTGCCCGGTGCTGTGGTGCTTACAGCCAAGACTTACGACGAACTGATGAAAGAAATACCCGAAACGCTGCGTTTTCATGTAGAGGGTATGGTAGCCGATGGCGATGATGTTCCGCAATGGTTGCGTGATGGCGACTATACGTTTGACTATCACCTTGACACGGCTGCCCTTATCCGTTCATGTGAGCAGTATGCCAGTCTTGCAGCTATATCGCGTGCATCGGGTGTGAACGAACGGCAGCTGAGCCACTATGCCAATGGTATCAAGAAACCACGTGCACAGCAACGTGAGCGCATTGTAGAGGGACTGCATGAGATAGGCAGGCGACTTATAGCCGTTGTATAGTTATTGTTTGACAGCAGACTTCCAATGGTAGGTCGGGGCAGAAATGCTCCGACCTTTTCGTTGGAGCAAACAAAAAGACATATCATTTTCCTGACGTCAGGAAAAAGAAGCAGCGTGCCTCACGGCAGACTGCTTCACAATTTGAGAAATGCTAAAAAAAATTATATCTTCAGACGGCAATCGTGTCGAGGATGCCGTTGTATTGTTCGAGTGCTTCGAGATAATTGTCGATGGCTGCCGTGTCGGTGGGGGCTGCCTCGAATTGGTCCCACGCTGTGCGCACTGCGCTATAAGCTACAGAGGGCGAATGAGTGAGGGCAATAGTCATAGTGCACCTCCTTCCAGCCATTCAGCTACGAAGCAGGCAGCCAAGAGAACTACGAGGAACAGATGAGCGTAGCAGACCTCCTTATGCGTGAAACGCTCACCGCATAGACGTGAGAAAGTAGCTGACTCGCCATTAAACCACTGTGAGAAATTATTGCGCTTTTCGCTTGCCCAATCCTTGAGCGTGAACGACCGCTGCGCTGTGCGGAGGGTTGTTGGTTGCATATTGCATCATTCTTTAAGCATCCACGGAACTGCCGTGGCAGAGACACAGAGAAGCGGCTGCACATCCCGCTGCTTAAAGAATGATGTCTCTACCCGAAGGGCTTTGAAAATTCTACGGAATGGCAACCGCCAATATCTTTATGAGCATAAAAAAATGCCCAATCGAAAACGTTGAGCAATGACCGATGCTCTTCGGGATAGTCTACTATCATTCTTTAAGCACTGCAAAGATAAGTATTAGTTTTGAATAATGCAAGCAAAAGCGCAAATAATTTTGGCGTGACGAAAAAAAAGCATCAGAACACTTCGCCTTTGGCGTTCTTACGTAATTGGAAGAAGCGGTCGGAGAAGCGGAAGGTGAGCTGAAGCGAGCCGTCACTATTGGTCAGCGAGAGACTGCCGAGGGTGATGAGGTCTAAGCCGATGATGAAATCGATACCGGGTGGCAGACTGCTGATGACGCCTGCCATGGTGATGGTGGCGTAGTCGGTATCACCGGGTAGGGCGACAGTGACGATGGTATGTCCAGAGACTTGCCCACCTGCTCCTATCCATTTTTTATATTCGCCTGTGTGCGCAATGTCAAGATACTCGGCGGTCTCTGTACGGATAAAAGACTCGGACGAGCCTGTGTCCCAAATAGCTTGTACTACGACTTCTCGTTTTTTCTCTGCATTGAGCAGACGGATGGGTGTAATGATTTGTCGGCAGGGCAGTGGGAATGTGGCACGGTAGATGTTGTCGTTCTGTTCCATTTCTTGCAAGTTCTTAATGTTTTTGCAAAGATAAACATAAATCGTCAGAGGCGAAAAGACAGAGGATGAGAAATCCCCTGCTTCACAACGTGAGGCAGGGGAAATGACAGAGAACGAATAACTGATTAAGTATTCAAATGTACTTCAGGATCAGGTTCTGGACCGCTCGGAGTGTGTTTCTCCTTGTGGTCTGGCTGACCGTTCTTGTCAGTCTTCTTTGGCTCGTAAGGCTTGAAGTCGATACCAGAGAGGAAAGCACGTGTGCGAGCTCGGTCAGCACCTTTCCAATGGGTCTCTGGTTGGAAGTTGATGCGCGTACCAACGATGTTCTTGGCAACGTTGAATTTCTCAACCGAATCGGCAGGCTTGGTTTTCAAGCCAACTTTGAACGAGCCGAAGCCGTCGAGTACCACTCGGTCGCCATTACGCATGTGGCGAGCCATTACGTTGACGAGTTCACGCAGAACTGCGTAGACATCCGCCTGCTTTGCAGAGGTGTTTTCCTCAATCTCCTTAGAGATAGACTCGAGGTCGGCAACATCACTGACAACGGCACGTGCATAGAACTTGCCTTTGGTTTTACTCTTTGTGCGAACGTCTTGGTAAATCTTAAATTTTACTGACATAATACATTGATTTTAAGGGTTAATAAATAGATTTATAGAAAGCTATGCTTTTGATGATAGAAAGCTATGCTTTGGACGATCAAAAGCAATGCTTTGGAGGATCGAAAGCTATGCTTTGGATTTCTGTTCCTGCTGCTGCTCGAGAACCATTCTGAACAGTCGCTCTTTCTCTTGGTACTTTTCGAGGTTCCGCTTGTCAGCCTCTCTTTTCTCTTTACGATCCTTGCGCTTTACGAATGACTTATAACGCTTGATGTTGTCGAGCACGTTCTTGTGCTGACGGAGGAACTCAGCTGGATCAGTGCGGAGCAACTTAATGAGCTGGGCTATCTCTGAGCGTCCGAAGAGTATCGGGTGCTTGCAGAGGAACTTACCAGTATCGTTTAACGATTGCAGCTCGGCAAATGCTTGAAGATTGCGGATGCGCAGTTCTGCCATTTCTGCTACGGCTTGTGCGGTTGGCTTTGTCTCCAGCAATTCGTCGAGCTGCTTCATCTTTCGCCAAGTGTTGATGCGGTCGTTATAGATAACAGTTGCCATCTGTACGTCCGCATCAGTAAGGTTTTCCCAGTCTATTTTCGGGTACTCTTCTTCTTTTTTTTTGGAGTAGCAGGCTTCTTTGGTTGATTGCCTTTTCCTTCTTCGGAAGAGTTATCCACAGAGTTATCCACATTATCGGTTTCTGCACCGGTGTCCTCTGATGGAATACCGTTACCTTCGCCATCTGTTGGGTTTTCAGTACCAGTGCCCTCTAATGGCGTACCGTTACCTTCGCCATCTGTTGGGTTTTCAGTACCAGTGCCCTTTAATGGCGTACCGTTACCTTCACCTCCTGAATTGCTGTCAGTGTCTTTATTTTCTGTAGCAAAGAATTCGCGACGATTTCGCACGATTTCGTCGTGTTCACAAACATCGAGCAATGCAAACAGAATATCTTCTGAATTCTTCTCGGGTGCATGGTCGAATCGTACAAAGTCGGTGCTTTGTGGATTCTTCTCATGCAGCAATGCGAGGTCGGCTTCTACAGCAAGTGGATTAACAAGCTGGTTGAAGTGAATAAGCTTTTCTCTTGTACTATACATGGTTTCTTATTTTAAGTGAAGAGAGCAGAAAAACAGAACGCCGTCCTTCTGCTCTCTGTAGCGTGTTATACTCCTGTACGAGATACTTCGACAAGTGTCGTTGTGTCAAGAACACGGAGCGTAATAGATGCACCTTCCTTTGCCGTCCATGTGGCACCGTCTTCGAGAACGAAGGTTGAGCCGTCGGCAATAGTGGCAGGCTTATCGGTACCAGCACCGATAAGGGTAATGTATCGTCCCTTGTCCGCCTTGGTAAGACCCGATACGCTTGCAATGGCTGCTGCGCCTGTTGTACCATTGGCGATTTTGTAGGTATTGGCATTTGCCTTAATGGTAATGCTTGTAGCTCCAGGAGCCACTTCTCCAGCATCCACTACGGCAGGATTACCAGTATAGAGGAGTGGTAGGTCTACAGAATTACGCTTAAAGGTGAATGTTCCATAACGACCGTCCTTATCGTCTTTGACCTCCGTATTGGCAAGGATAATAGGACGCTCGAGTTCACCAAGGATATACCAGTCGGAAGACTTAACGTGCTTGTAGAAAATAATGAACTTTCCACCACTATACTCTTCTATGAAATTATATAAGTTCACACGGGCACCACCCATGATGAGAACGAAACTATTTTCACCAGAAGTCGTAATATCTCCCTTTTCTGTAGTTCCTGTAAAGGATGGTATATCATGCGCCTCAAAGTAATGAGGTATTTCGCCTGGTTTTAAAGGTATAGGTGCAACCTCGCGTTGTCTATTGGGCTGTGGGAATGGCTTTGTGCGGTCTATTTGGTCAAGTGCCACAAGGTAAACGATGTAGGAAATGGCAGAACCATGCGTGTCACGGTCAGACACATCATCGATATTTCCTACTACAGCCATAGAGGCAAACGAAACCAAAGAGCCGGTAGCACCGAGCAAAGAGTAATCGAGTAATGCTGCAAGGAGCATTGCGAAACCAAACACTGCAAATGTTACCATGAACATTCTGCGAGCTTGACGATCGGCATAATTGAATCCCTTATTACGGTTGTACGCACGGCATCTTTTTTGAATTTTTGTTCTTATCATTTCTTTATTAAATTTTGCGGGAAGCCGAAGAGTGACTCCCCGCGGTGAAACAACATCTATATACTATAAAAATGGATTTCTAATTAACGACCTCCAGGAACGTTAGGCTGGAGTGCCTTGTTGATGGTGCGTTTACCACCTACGCAGCGTTCCATCTCGCGGAAGTTACCATCGTTACCAAGAATCACCATGATGTAGTCGCCTACCTCTGAAGCATTAAATGCTGCAGTGATATTAGCAAACTTACCACTCTTGGCAATCTTTGGAAGATGAGTCTTATCGCCACACTCAATGCAGTAAGCTACTCCAGCCTTTGCATTTTCGATGTCGGTGTAAGTTTCCTGTGTTGTTGTGCTTCCAGTAGTCAACCAGAAACCTTTGTTGGCATCCAACTTGTCGACGATGGTTGCTGCAAACAGGTTGATGAAAATCTGCTGCCACTCGTAGTTGTTGTCGTCCATGGCTTTCTTGGTGTCGAAGCGACGACCAGTGAACGATGCTGAACAACCTTCTTTCCAAGTGCTCCATGCGCGAACTTGCTCCATCTGCTCCTGCATCTTCATTGAGAGCATCTCGCCAGGAACAAACTCAAGGAACTGAATGTTGCCTGGTTGATGCAGCATCATGAATGGAAGCTGACCGAGGTATGGCAACCAAATAATACGAACGGTAGTGTCAGGAACGATATTGAGAGCTCCCATCGGACCAGAGAAGTCGGTATCCTTGCCATAAGTGGCACGTACGTTCTTAATCCACCAAGCTTGGTGATTCTTGTTCAGATAGATGCAATGCTGGTCGAGATCCATATCTTCCGTGATAGATGCGCGTACGTCTGCAATGAATTCCTGTACTGCAGCAAGCATTGTAGCCTGCGCATATGAACGATACACATCGCTTGCATGTGGCTTGATGTCGTACTGATGCACATAACGCAGAAGCGTATAGAGAACACCAGTACCAGCATTGTTGTAGCTGCCAGCTATGCCCTGCTCTGGCGCAACATAGATACCACGCATACGACGTTTATTCTGTTCAACCTGTGCAGTAGTGAGGGTGTTGAGCAACTGATACTCAATCATCGTCCACTTGATTGGGTCTGAACCTTCCTTGTTGAGATAGCCGATATACTTGCGTTCGAGTTCCTTCATTGGTCCCCATTCCATTTTTATCATGGCATCGTCAACATAACCCATGTGGTTTTCAATCTTCATGCCACCCTTGAAGACCTCACCAGACTGGTAAGCCTGTGAAACTTCGTCGAAGAATGTGTTGAAGACCAGAGCACGGTCTTGATAGCCATAAGCAACTGGGAAGTACTGTGTCATATCACGTACTTGGAGCACGCGAGCAATGAGCGCATCTTGACGCAATACGATAAATTGGTCTCCTACGCCAGCTTTCTCCACACCATCATAGTTGGTAGCATACTTGCCTGCAGCAAGGGCTGTAGCATCAAGCATCTTGTTTTCCTGAAGATACTGGTAACGCTGCTTGAGCGACTTGGCATATTGGCAAGCTGCCTTATGGAAGGCAACACCGTCCACTTGTTCGTCTACTTCGGGCAAAGCTGCAGCAGCACGAGGATTTGCAGCTATCTTATTCCAACGACTATCCATAGAGAACATCGAGTGCTCTATTCCAAACAAATACGTTGGAGTATTACCGAAACCATTGATACTAACTGGAGCGGAATTTACAGTCTGCTCAGGAACATCTGGTGCAGCTTTTTCCCCCAGTGCCTTAACATCGGCACGGAGTCCGTTAATGCCTGCGATGATGCTTTCAACCGAAGCATTGGCTTGCTGAGCTGGGTGCTTGCCATCTTCGTTATCTACAGTAGCTGCAGGAGCAGATGGAGCAAGTGCTTCGTGAATGGCATTGAGCGTCTTTTGGAACTCGGCAGTCTGTTCTGCCGTTTTCTTGGCAGCTTGTTCTGCTGCAAGATCTTCGCTCAATTCTGTCTGATACTTCTTTTGGTATTCAGTTACCAACGAATTGAACTCCTCGTTGGAGAGGGTTTTGCTCTCGAACTTCTGATTAAGGTTCAGAAGTTTGAGAACTTGCATAAGTTTTTCTTTGAAGTTCATAAAAACTAAGATAAAAAATTAAACATTATATATTGTATATGGCAGTCTTCATTTTTTTTGTATCTGTATACTCGTTTGCCATAGCAACAGCTTCTGAAATGGCTTCACCCATAGTTCTGCTACCGTCAGTAAGACCGATTTCCATAGCCTGCGGAGTAAAAAATGTTTCTCCACGCAATACTGGCGCGTCATCAGGGAGGTCTGTGAGCTTACTCCGCTGAGAACGTACTGCAGAAAGAAATTGTTCATTCATAGGATTGAGTACGTCATTGACGTATTTCTCATCTTTGCCGTTATACAAATCTTCGAAGGTCTTATTCTTCAAGTCAGCGTTGGTCGCTTTCGCTTTCATGTGCTTGATACCAAGTTTCTCGTAATATCCCTCGAAATTGTAAAAGCTACACATAGTACCAATACAGCCCACGTAATCATTTGCAGTACGGGCATAAACACGTTGTCCATGACAGCCGATGTAGTATCCTGCAGAACAACACGTCTGCTCATAATATGTGAGAATGGGTTTCTCGCAGCTACGCAGTGTTTCGCTCAGTCGGTCAAGATACCACGCCTCTCCACCTGGAGAATTGATATGCAGGAAATGGCAGGTGATCTGTGGATTGGCTTCCGCTGCCTGAAGGTCAGCTTCAAGTTGCTTGGAAGAGAAAAACCAATAACTGTTAGCCATGACAGTACCCCAAACACGATGGTAAGCAATACTGCCTTCAGGAAGTTCTTCATTGTCGAACTCGTCTGTAAGTGTTACTCCAGGAATGTCATTTTCCTGTGTCAGCATCTTCTGCAGCTCCTGAAGGGCTGTATGAGTCTCGAATTGATACCATGTGTGGTCTTTCAGATAAGCAGCTATTTCGGTAGGTGTGAAACCGTAAGCTCCCTTCGGGTTCGAATTTTCGTCTATCTTACCATTGAGAGGAAAGGCAGCAAGCATGGCTTGACGATAACCATCAATGGTGATAAACAGTGGATACCCTGAAATTAAAAGGTTCTGTAATTCGTTCATCAAAATCTATTTTTGATGCGAATTTACTATATAATAAGGTGTACGCAAAAGACCTATAAAAAAGGGTCTGCAAGCATTTTGCACTTGATAACGAGGTTGGCAGAGTTCAGATTCGATGAAATTTGAACTCGTGCAGGAATATCCAATGTGCCTATCTCGTAAATTCTGCGATTGGAAGTTTTTATCTTCACAATAGCATTTCTCTCGATAGAGAAGAAGCGTTGAGCATTTCTGTTAGGTACTTCTATTACGAGTGTCTTGTCGCAATTCCAATAATTTCCGCTCTCGTTCTCAGAGAGTTGGGGGATATAAGAGAAAGTATCAGCTATGAATTCATATACTCTTGGTTGACTGCCTACTCCTGAATCAATAGGGCTGACTTCTATAAGATTTGAAAATTCTATCATAATTTGCTTTTTTAATTGACAAAAACGGCTATTCGATATGTGTTAAATGATATTAAACGGATATTCTTTTTTTATATTTCCTCTTCTTTTTCGGGTGCAAGAGGTTACGGAAGCGATAAAAGTTCTTTAATAATGCATCGGAAGAAATTGAAAATAAACGATATCTACGAATGAACTCAAAGATAACTTCACTGTTATTACGTTCCCTTCCAAACTCTTCGTTCTCCAGCAACACGCTGTGTAGCTCAAAATTGAACATTCTTCGAATCTGTTTCTCTATTTCCTTTGCTGCAGCAGGAGACAGATAATTATAATATGCAGGGTCTTTCCAGGCAATACCGTCTCCACCTTTCCGACATGGGAGGGAAATACGAAGATTGCCGTCAGTATTATCAGGTTGGTTGGCACGCTGCCTGGACATGTTCTCCCAAATACAGTGATAGAGGTCAGAAGTGTGTGGTATTTTTACCGTTCCACTTTTTTTATCCACACCGTATTTTCCGATAATGTACTCCGCAAGATAGGGCTCAATCTTGATAGTAGCATTTTTTTTAAAGGCTCTTTTTTCTTTATGCATTCTATTTTTGAAATTTTGTGTTCCTACCGTCCTACAATCCTACAAATTTTGTAGCTGTTTATGCAAAGTTACTCAAAACCAATTGATTATAGAAAATATTTCAATCATTTTTTTACTTATTTCACTCAGAAACACCAACCTATACCGTCCTACAAAGCCTTAAAAGTGCAATTTTGTAGGACGGTATAGTCAAAAAGGTGTTTCCTACAGAAAAAACCTATTTCCTACAACGTCCTACAATCCTACACCATTTCCTACATACATAATTACTTCAATATATTACTATAATTATTTGATATATAAATAGTTATAGTAAATAACGTTTGAAAAAGAAAATTAATTTGTAGGATTGTAGGATTGTAGGAAGGGTTTTTCTGAAAAATATTTTTCAAAAGCTGTGTTTTCCTTGCTTCATTGAAAATTTAGGGGGTTCGGGGGAAATTGCGCTTTTTCCGTTGGGATAGAATATGAAATGAGCCGTACCTATCTTCGCAGACTGGCACGGCTCTCGCCTAATAAAAAAACAACGTTTTTGGAGAAAATAATATCCTTTTTTATTTGGTAAAATCACTTTTTTTTCGTACCTTTACATCATTAAATTGGGGGCATATATACTCTAAAAGAGTTATTTAGGAGTTTTATTTTTATATCACCCAATTTGATTATAAACACCTCCTTTTATAAAACATATCCAGTGTGTATTGGCACGCTTTCCTGATATATGTCCAAAAATCGGCTTAGCTGGTGTGAGGTTTAGTACCTCAGAAACTTTTATGTCTGTCTCATTCCATTTAAAGATGAGGAATCCATCTCGTTTGAGGACACGAAAACACTCTTTGAATCCAGCTGATAGGATTTCCTTCCAATCGCAGCCTAAATGTCCGTACTTTGTCATTTGCCAACCCTTTAACTCTTTAGAACTCCCTGTGTATTTCAGGTGCGGAGGGTCGAATACCACCATGGAGAAACTCTCGTCAGGATATGGCATGTTCGTGAAGTCCGCTTGAATATCGGGCTTTATCTCAAAATGCCTTCCATCGCATAGCGTAGTTTCAAGACTTCTTATATCTTGAAATAAGACACGTTCGTCATTCTTGTCGAAATAGAACATCTTGCCACCACAGCAGGCATCAAGGATGAGTGCTTTATCTTTATCTTTATCCTTATTCATACTTTATTATTTTTATCATAAAAATCAATAGCTTTGAAAATCTCAAATACCACTTGTGGCACCCACGCATTTCCTAAGGCTTCGATACTTTTGCTTCGCCATTTTGCGAGAGAAAGGGTAAGGTTAGCCACTTTAAAGGGTAACCCATCATCTCTGTTACATACAGGGGATTGAGTCGGGAAGTTCCGCCACCAACTTTGTGGGCAATCTGCTCTGCCAAATTGGCTTTCGACTTGTTGTGCTGCTTCAGAGTATCCATCGTCATACCTGAGCGCATTCCATCCTTTGCCGTTGGTGTTAAAAGAAGTCCTGAACATGCCTTTGCCGTCAATCCTTTCCCCATTTGACTGTTCGCATTGTATTTTGTTTTCCACTTTGTGCCCTCCGAAGCATTGGGTGTTGGAAGAAGTTGCATCTTTGCAGCCTTTGCCAATGTTGGTCGTTCTGTTGCATCTTTGCTCAAAGATTTGTTTATCCTTCCTGTCCCTTTGTCTATTGCTGTTGGTGTCGGCAGTAAAAAAAGATTGAGAAACTCCGTTTTTCCCTCCTTGTTGCAAATCTTCAGCCCCTGTGTCTGTACGGTGGGCAACAATCCATACCCTATCTCTTCTGTGGGGTGCTCCGACGGCACAAGCCGGAATAACAAACGGTTGGACGGAATAACCTGCTCGCTCAAGGTCTTCACAGATGACTTCAATTGTGAATTTCTGTTCCTTTCGGTATATGAAATTCTCGTCGAACAAATCGTCTGTACGTCCCATCTTAGTCTCTTTGCTGGGCTGTACCATTGAGAGGATTCCATTAACGTTTTCACCAACAACCCAAGTGGGCTGAATTTGCCGTATCGCTCGTAACATTTCGCCCCAGAGGTAGCGGTTATCTTCCGCTCCTTTTCGCTTTCCTGCAACACTGAATGGTTGGCAAGGAAATCCTCCTGTGAGAACATCAATGCGTCCTCTCCATTCCGAAAAATCTGTTTTTGTAATATCTTCATAAGAAATACTGTTTGGAAACCAATACTCTAAAACTTTCCGCTGAAACTCTTGTATTTCGCAATGAAATACATTAGTCCACCCCAACCACGAGGCAGCGAGTTCTGCTCCACCGATACCAGAAAAGAGTGATGCGTGAGTATATGTCATATTCTTTTTTTTAATATCTGAATTTAGTAAAATGAATAATTGCCATTGGCTTTATTACATCAGCCAAGCAGAACCAGTGATACCAGTCTGAAAAAGATAGACCATCGTTATTTGCCAAATCTCTTAAATCAACCAACTGGCAACTATCTACTTTTGCAGGGTGCATAAAATCGAATATATCCAATTGCTGTACGCCTATGCCATTCTCGGCAGTAAGCCGTGCGATTTCCACCTGTTTACTGCGATAAGGTTTCCCCGTCCATTGGCGGACGGATAGCACGGCACGTCCCTCCTGCGCTTCCTTGATGCGTTTCTCCCATAGTGGGTGATTCACCCGTATAGTGTGTATCTTCTCTCCGTTTAGGAACTTTTCTTTGAAGTTCGTTTCTTCCCCTGCTCGCTTGTGCGTTGTAAGGAAATGTTTTGATATTGTGATTACGTATGTTTTCATATTGTTTCCCTGCTCATTATTTTTTTATATATTGTTATTATCTGTCTGTTTTAAAATGGCTCATCACTATCTTTCATCGGAGGGAAAGGGAATGCCTGTTCTGTAGGTGTGATTGGAGCTGCAGGAGGCGTTTCCTGTTCCTTTGTAGGAGCAGCTTCTTCGGTAAATGTTCTACGGAAGTCGATGTTATACAATTCCATAAACTTATCGTAGTCGATGATAATTGCGCTGGTAGAAGTACTTCTTGGTTTGCGTACTTTGACAACTGTTTCCTGATCATCGTTTCTTGGAACCTCAATGGTTTCTTCCCATGTAAAGCGGCGCGAAGGAACAGTGCCAATATAAGAGGGGTGGCTTCGTAGATTCTGCTCCAGTGTGGAGAGTGTGCTTCCTTCTGTATTGTATCCTCCACGGTCGAAGATTGCGAAAATGGCACTCAAGCGTAAGAATAGAACGTTGGTACCTGGTTCGAAGGTGAAGGTATGTTTATCTCCACGAGAGTCTTTACCTGTAACATTCTTCGGTTGCTCAATGAGGAACTCGCGACCTTCAACAACCTGCTTGGTATCTATCATGTTGTTTACAGCTGTAAAGAACATAGCCAGCTTATCAGTGCTGCGAATAAGTGAGAGTTGAAACTTAATCTTTTCCTGTGCTATCTTAAAAAAATCGGCATAAGAAAAAGGAAGCTGCAGGTTGGAATATTGCTCAATGAGCTTCACAGTTCCCAAGAATAAGGAGGCAGTCTTCATCAGACGGTCCATTTCGCCTGAGTTGATAACATCTTGTTTCAACTCATTGTATGCTTCCTGCTTTAATTGTCGGAAGTGGTCCATAAACATAGGTCGTAGCTCCAATATCTGCAGGAGGACATTTGATAATCCTACTTTGTTGGGGTCTTCTATGTTTTTGAGTTCCTCAAATATTCGCACTTCCTCTGGAGTTCTGTTGCGAGGTTTCGGAACTTCACATACGATGACACGGCTCATCAGAGCATTGTCGTCGCGCTGTGGCGTTTCCTGCCCACATATAATGACGGGGGCGAATACTTTGTCGTTTTCGATTTCCCTTCCTGATGTACCTCTTCTCTTCTGCTTACCATCGCCGTCGTAAACGATACCTTTCAAAGCTTGAAATTTCGTATCGCTGATGTCCTTGTTATTGTACTCATCGAGTACAACAGGCACGTCCTTAAACGTTCCCATAATAGTGGACATCGCTGCATCTGTACCCGTATTCAGGTTGAAAATAGGAATGTTGGGTGATATGAACAAAGAACGAATTGAGATTGCTATCTGTGTTTTACCCGATGACATCGGACCCATGAAAAACGGAGCAGTGAACAAACGGTCTATACAGTGTATGTTGCTTCGGAAGGCACACATAATGGCAAATATGATAGCCCATTTTCCATTATCGTTGATTTTATACACCTGATCCATTAAGGAAGCCCATTTATTAAATGACACCCTTTTGTCTGCAGGCACTTCTTTATATACCAGCTGGCTTATGAGTTCGTATTTGTCTGATTGTTTTCCGCTGCCTGCGTAAATTGTAGAGAAAGCAGGCAGGTAGTAGTTCTTCTTATTGTGAGTAACGACACCCAGTTCATTGACTGGGTCAAATCTCCATTGGTCATCGACATTGTGGAATATGCCATTCGCAAAGGAAAAGAATTGTTCATCGGTCTTTCTGCTCATACCCTCGCTCTGTTGGTTCCCATAAGTTTTAACTTCCGAACACATTACGAAATGCCTACTCATATATGTCTTGATGGCTTTCCATTGCCATTCTTCACCGTTGAAGTTTACAGCTTCATAATTGATAAGCACCTCCTCTATCGATGACATCTTTAGCATAGCCTTTGAGGGTATCTCTATGTAAATAGGTGTGTCGTAGTAGCGGCGGTTGATACGCAGAACGCGTTTATTCTGCTCAAAATCATCAGAGAAAATGTGCAGCAATGGTGTCATAAAGAAGTCGGCTACCTGTGTCATGCCGTTGCCGTTCTTGTTTCGGAACATATAGCATACAGGTTCACTCTTCTTATTAAGGCGAGGGTAATAGTTACATTCTCGCCACATCTTGCGGTACTCCTCATTCTCTTTAACGTAATCGGGAGGCTCGTTCACATCGAACTCTTCATCTGCAAGGTTGTCGTTTAGTTGATTTACTTTCAGCGTAGATTTACGTTTCTGGACGAAAGGCTTTCGGATTTCGTCGAAATCACCCTTACTGAGCTGCAGGGCAGAACAGTAGTCTTTGCGCTTTATAGTAACAATGCTCTCTTCCACATAAGAAGTGAGCTCGATGCATCTTTTTATAAGAGGGGCTTTATCGCCCAAATATTCTCTTAGGAAAGGTGCATGCAGCGCAATATAATAATCTACAAATGAACCTGTAGCATCATTATGAGTGATTTGTATATTGATGCCAGAGCGAAACATCTCTGCCAACGTGTGTAGGTAATCACTCTCCTCACCATCTGCATTGATACTGCAACCTGTCTCCGAAGTAATAAAGTAACAATACACACGGCGGATCTCCTGAATGTCATTGTTCAGTGGACGACCTGCCACATATACGATAGGTTCTTCTCCATATTGGTCGAGGAAGTCCTGCATCACCGATGTCAGAATAGCAGGGCTGTCTTTTTTTATGTTTTCTTTCAATGAATCTATACCGAAAAGTCCTGCCTGCATTTTTGATTTAGGCAGGACTTCTTTTATCTTCAGGCGGAGATTTCGCACGATTTCGTCGATGATGTTGAATTTAGTTTTGAACTCCTTGGTAACAGATTTCATATACTCAAGACGAAGAGCTGCATCCTGAACACAAGCAATGAGTGAACATATTGTATTCAACCCGTTGCTGATGATTGTTTCGTCCTTGCAGCCGTGCGGTATTATCATCTTCTTAAAGGCTGTTGGAAACGATTCCGTCAACCCGTGCAACTTTACTTTGGTCCCAGCACCATTCTCTTTCGCAAATTCGTCGGGGTCTGTTCCTTTCGGAAGACGGATACACTTCACCTTTGCTCCGGCTTTCAATAGAAGTTCGCAGTTCTTCAGCGATGCTTTCACTCCTGCTGCATCTGCATCATAGACCATTACGATGTAATCTGTAAAGCGTAGCAGCAGTTTTACCTGCTCATCGGTGAATGCGGTACCACTGCCACCGATAACATTTTCTACACCTACCTTGTGCAGGGACATCACATCGAACTGTCCCTCTACAAGGTAAACAAAACCTTGCTTGCCGATAGATTGCCGGGCTTGATATAGTCCGAAGATATGCTTGCCTTTTGTAAATAAAGGTGTTTCACCGGTGTTTACATATTTCCCGACACCATCTTTAGGTGTGATGATCCTCCCCGAAAATCCTATGACATGCCCCTGCATGTCATAGAATGGGAACATCAACCTATCTCTGAACCTGTCATAGGTGCGCCCTTCATTATTGCCCACTACATCTACATCTTGCAACATCTGCAGGGAATAGCCGGCTTTGGTGAGTTCTGACATCGCCACATTCCCCATAGGTGCATACCCGACACCAAAATCGGTTAAAGCCTTATCAGAAATATGGTATCCGCGCGTAGCAAGGAAACTCTCCGCCTGCTGCAAATTTTTCTGAAAGAATTTTGCTGCAGCTTCTATTGCAATTCGCTGTGCTGCCTTCTGCTTGTAGCGCATTTCTTCTTCCGGATTCATTTCCTTTTCGGGGAACTCTAATCCGGCTTGAGTAGCACACCAACGAAGAGCTGACATAAAATCCATATTCAGGTGGTGCTGAATAAAGGCTATGACATCTCCGCTCGCTCCACAAACAAAACAATGATAGGTCTGCCTTGACGGGCTAACCATCATAGAGGGAGTATGGTCGTCATGAAATGGGCATACACCTTTATAGTTCACACCTGCTTTATGTAAATGTGTAAAAGATTCAATAACATCTACTATATTTAGCGCAGATTTTACTTTATCTATGAAATTCTTATCTATCATTTTTTCAAATCTTCTTCTGTAAACAACTCCAGCTGTCGGCTTTCGATACTTTCCGTTATGGATACACCCAGATATTCTGCTACGGATGCATATTCCTTGCCTGTAATAGGCTTTCGTCCAAAATATAAATCCCAATACCGACGTTGCCCAATACCTGTCTCGTTGTAAAAGAGTCTTGTAGGGGTAAAGTCCTCGGGATGGCGAAATTTTATCTTAAGCAGTGCTATCAATAAATTTCGCTTTACCAACTGACCTGTTGTCAATTTACGGCGCAATACGTAAAGTCTGACAGACATAGGACTACGCTCCAAGTGTTTCCCCATATCTTCAAACGACATTTTTCCAAGGTTTTGCCTTACAAACTCATCGTCTTGGGAGTTCCATCTTCTGTTGCCCTTCTTTCCCATGTCGTGTGATGCTATTGAATTGGTGGTCAAAACTTAATATCGCAACGTTGTCCGCAGGATGTATACGACCCAAATTTAATTGTGCATATACCCTGAGAGACTCTCTTAGTAGGAATAATTCCCTTTCGGTTAAATCATTGATGGAGTATTTACCCCAACTGTCTTTGTCGATGTACATGGTCTTTTTAAACTAATTCTCATTTTTTCAGTAAATACTCTTCTTAGCTTCTTTCGAAGTATTGGAGAAATATTGAATGGACGGTTTTGGTTATTTTTGTAATAAACACGACAGGTGATAGTCTTAATGCCAGACTTTCGCTTAAAGGCTTTCCTTACTCTTCTTATACTGGTCATAGTTGCTTGATATTAAGGTCAAATTTCATCTCTCTCTTGAGAGGTATACCAATAACACTGTGGAATTTTCCATCTTCTTTTTGTGTAAGGAAAATGTCTTTCTCATCTTCTTTTTTATAAGAATAAGCTCGACCATATTCGTCCCATACAATATGTAGGTCGCCTTTATGTCCGTTTACCTGCCTGACGTATGAATGTCTTAACTTCATCTCGTCAATTACAATATCACTACCAAGAGCATCTATAGCTTCTTCAAATTCTTTTACTTTCATAGTTTCTTCTTAGATTGACATTTTTTTATATTGCTGTATTGTACATACTCTTTGAGTTTTAAGCAATACAGCCCATTAATACAATTACGGTGGAACTTACAGTTCCTACACTCATCACACATTGGGGAAGAGTTCTTTTTCGGATTTTCGCAAATAATCCGCAATGACCTTTCTTTTCAGAGGGTCTGGCATAAAGTCGCCTCGTAACCATCTGTACACTGTCGAATTCGATACTCGACAAATCTTCGCCAAATCCATAATGGTTTGTTCTCTTTCATTTGGCAAAGAATTTACATAATCTTTAAATTCCATATTTGATGTTTTTTTTAAGTTTTATTGCTACTTCAAATATTTTTTACTATTTTCGTAGCGCATAAATTATTACGTAGCGCAAAGATGCAACATATTTTTGGAATACACAAACATTTGAGTGATTATTTCACTCATTTAAATGAATTTAAATTTTAAAGCAGGGCTCATGGAAAAAGAAACTATAAACGATCGAGTTCGCTATATTATTGAAAAAGAGGGACATACTATCAGCTCTTTTGCAAGAAAAATAGACATTGGCGATCAAACTATCAGAAGTATCGCCAAAGACAGGAATAAACCAAGTTATGAACTCATCGTGAAGATTATAGAGAGCTTCGAATGGATTGATGCTAATTGGCTTGTTATGGGAGAAAAAAGTGAGATTGATACAGATAAGAAAAAACTCTACTCAGTAATTTCCACACAACAAAAGACTATAGATAGTCAGCAAAAAACAATTGATAGGCTAACAGCAAAACTCGTACAAGAGTTGTCTGAAGAGCCTTCTAAAAAAGTGGCAAATGTCGGATAA